TCTCCGTCCGCTCATCCTGAGGTATCGAAGGACGAGCTACCGCAGCCGTCTCAAAGGGCTCCGCGATCCCGTTGGCCAGCAGGCTCTTCACAATCCGCTTATCCAGCTTCGATCCATCGATCGTCTGCCCCGCCCGGACCTCGACCCTCTGGTACTCATCGGGCGTGATTTTCTCGCCCTTCACCAGCCGCGACAGGATCTTCACGTTCCCCGGATAGCACCCATCCGCGATAACCTTCAGCTTCATATTTCCTCCATTCCGTCGTACGGGCGGGTTTCGTACGGGCGGGTTTCAAACCCGCCCCTACGGCGCCTTCACCCAGAACGAGATCCGGTACTCCTGTCCCGTCACTTTCAGCCCGCCGGGCTCGTAGCCGGCCGGCCGGTCCCACTCGATGCGGATGATCGACCCGTGGCTTACCGCGGAAACCTGCATCTGCGCGGCCGCCGGTGCGTTGAACGCCGCCAGCAGCCCGATCCGGAAGTTCCGCAGCACCAGGTACGCCTGCTCGAACTGTGCGTCGTGGATGTAGAGCCGGACCATCTCCGTCTCCTGTTCGTCGATCGCCGCACCGCCCGCCATGTACTCCATCGCGCCCTCACCGGGGCCGTGCAGCACATAGCACGCTGTGTCCGTCGCCTGCAGCGTTGAGGGCGGGCTCTCGAAGACCTTCTTGACCGTCAGCGCCGCGCCCCCATTCGGGTTCGTCGCCGTGATCGCCGCCAGCACGTTCTTGATCGCCGTCCGGCAGTTCTCGTACGCCACCTAATCCACTCCGCTCATCCTGAGGTATCGAAGGATCACTTCACCCTTCACTCTTCCCACTTCACCCTTCAATTACCCGTCGTACCTCCGCTTGATGTTCTGCTCCCAGGCAGCGATCATCACGCCCATCTTCCCTTGCAGCGCCGCCAGGCCTTTCGCCATGAACTGCCGCCCCTTGCTTCCACGCGCCCCGATCGCCCTGGCGATGTAGAAGTACGGCTTCTTCACCTTGCCGCCGGTATTCCGCTTCTCCGGGATCCCATGCTTTCCCGCCCACCTCCGGATCGCCTTCATCGGCGGCATCTTCCCCGGCGGCCGCCCCTGGTCCACCGCGATCGCGATCGGGCTCAGCGTGAACGCCCGCGCCGATAGCGGCACCGCCCCGGGCGCCACATCGTGCTTGATCGTGTTGCCCTTCGCGAACGTCCCCTTGTCCTTGCCGGGGTGATAAGTCTCCTTCTCGGCCTCGATATCCAGGACCTCCGCGACATTGCTCATGAACACCCGCACCGACCCACCCGCCCGGTCCAGCGCCCGAAGAAACTGAGGAACCCCCGTGAACTGCACGTCGATCTTGCTCACGGTCCGCGCACTCCCCCCGGCCGCCTTCTTTCACTCTTCACCCTTCACCACTCACCACTTCTTAGAACCCCCCGAGCGCCGTCGGCCGCTTGTACTGCCGCTCGATATCCTTCACCAGGAACGACAGCTTCGGGTCGATCGTTACCGCCTGCTCGATGTCCTGCAGCGTCAGCGCCCCGCCCGATACCTGCAGGTCCACCAGCGATCGCGTCACCGCCACCACCGCCTCCTTGATCGCCCCCGGCACCGCCGGCCAGCCGTACTTCGCCGTCACCTCCACCGCGCGCTCCTGCTCCGGCCAGGCGCTGAGCTTTGTCGAGTTCGGGTGCACCCTCAGCCACTCGTACGGCCGCTTCTCCGTGCCCTTCGCCGCGTTGTACGGCCCGATCCAGAAGTCCACGTCGATCGTTAGCTGCTCGTCCGTGTCCGCGTAGTCGTAGTCCGCGTTCAGGTCCACCTTCACCACCAGCCCCGTCGCCGTCGCGACGTCGTCCGGCAGCCACAGGCGCCCCTCGTTGTCCACGGCCGCGTCGTAAACCCGCGCCTCCACCGCATCGCTCAGATTGAACCCGTCCCGGCGCCTGCAGCGGGAGTCGAAGAACCGCGACACCGCGTCCAGCAGCGCCTCCACCGTCGCCGAGTCCGCGCTCGAGTTCTTGTTCGTCCGCGCCTGGTACTCCGCCAAGGTCGCGTATGCGTCGTCAAAGGCCATGGTTCACATCCGTCATTTCGTAGGGGCGGGTTTCGTACGGGCGGGTTTCAAACCCGCCCCTAGGACTTACCCTTCGCCTTGTGCGACCGGTTCCGCGCCAGCTTCGGCGCCTCCGCGTTCTCGGCCGCCGCATCGCCCTCGGCAGTCTCGATTTCGCCGGATCCAGTTCCCTCGGACTGCGATTCGGTCTCCGATTCGCCGCCCGCAGTCTCCTCCGGGGCGCTTTCCGTCTCCACCGGCCCCACGAAGGCCTCCGCAAATCGCCGCGCGATCAATCGCCTGGCCACATCTGCCGGCAGATCCGCCACATCTCCCGGTCGCAGCGTCCCCGCCGCCGTCGCCGATGTCGTCAACATCCGTACTCGCATCTCGTCCTCCTCTTCGTCATTCCCGCCTTAGGGGGCGGGCCTTTCGGTACGGGCGGGTTTGAAACCCGCCCTCGGGGGAAGTGACCGGGCCGGGGGGTTTGATTCCCCCCGGGCCCGGATCCGCTTACGCCCCCTGGCTGCTCCGCGGCAGCTTCCGCGCGGCCGACTGGACTGCCACCGCCGAAAGGTCGGCGTTGCCGGCGTTGAGCGCCGGGGTAATCGTCAGCCGCGTGTACCGCTTCGTGCCGATGTACGCCAGCTTCCGCACCTCGTTGTCGTCGTCGAACTGGAAGAAGGCGCCGGCCTCGGTGCCTATCATGTCCGCGTCGGCAACCGCCGCCGCGTCCGACAGGTTCGCGGCCGCGCCCTCCTCCAGCAGGACCGTGAAGGTTGCGTCCACGTCGGCAATCGTGCCGATCGCGATCACGTACTCCAGCGCGTCGAAGTTGGCGCCGTCGATGATCTGCCCCACCTGGGCGGTGTTGTCCGCCACCCGCGTCGGGCTGATGCACCGGCTCACCTTGATCTCGTCGTGCAGGTCAATCATTTTGCCTCTTCCTCCTCTTTCACTCTTCCGTCATTGCCCTCACCCGGGCGGGTTTCCCTCGCCCGGGTGAGTTTCGTAGGGGCGGGTTTCAAACCCGCCCTCGTCGTCGGCCTACGAGATGACCGCCCGGACGAACGCTTCCTCCATCACCGGCATCCCGTCCGTCTCCAGCCGGCTGATGAAGCCCGTCTGGTTCGTCTCCGCGTACAGCTCGTCCAGCCGCTGGATCGTCATGTCGAGCGCGTCGACGATCCAGTAGAACCCGAAGTCGCCCAGGACCGCCACGTAGTTGCCCTGGGTGATCGTGTTCGGCGCGAACTCCGCCAGTTCGTACGGCAGGTCCAGCAGGCTGTTCGGAATGTCCGACTGCAGCCCCGGCTGCCACAGGTACTGCAACTGCGAGTCCTTCAGCTTCCGGACCGCCTTCAGCACGTCCCGGTGCAGCACCCAGCGCGCGCGGCCCCAGTACTGCGGCTTCAGCGCGTGCTTCACGTCGATGATGCCGTCCGCCGTCACCGCGTCGTTGCCCACGTCGACGTCCCGGCCGGTGCTGATCCCGTCGGCCGACGCCGTGAAGACACCAAGCGCCTGGTTGGCGCCCGACCCCGTCAGGTGCGCCTTCTCCTGCGGGACTGCCAGCTTGTAGGCCAGCCTGTCGCGCACCAGCGCCTCCACGCCCAGGGCCGCCCGGCTCAGCAGCGTCTTCGACACCTTCAGGCGCTTCGCCAGCGGGTGCGGGTGCAGCTCGCGCTTCCCGAACTTCATCGCCGTGTCTTCGCTGCCCGTCCCGATCTCGGACGTCCAGTCGGCGTCCGCCGGGTCCGCGTCCAGCGTCGGCACGCCCAGGCTCGCCGCGCTCGTCAGTGGCGGCAGCACCGTCGCGATCCGCCGGATGATCGTAGCGTCGTCCACCGCCTTCAGCAGCACCGCCATAAACTCCTCCGGCGCCACGACGTAGCCGCCGGCGACGTTCGAGGACATCTGCAGAGCCCGGCTCTCCTCCGCCGACAGTCCGCTCCGGCCCTCCGCCAGGAAGTGCTGGAACCCGGCCCGCGCCAGCACCGCGTCGGCGTCGGCCGGCACCGGGATCTTGTACCCGCGGTATTCGATCGTCCGCGGCTCACTGCGATCTTCCCCGGCGTCCTTCGGATCGCCCTTCGCCGCCGGCGGCTTCTGGCTCTCCGCCAGGCCCCGCTCGTTTTCTTGCTGCTTGATCTCCCGCTTCACCCGCTTATCGAGCTCGTCGGCTTGGTCATCGAGCGCCTGGTAGCGGGTCTCTTCCTCGCCGCTCAGGTCGGCGCTGTCGCGCTTCTTCGCCTTGTACTCCTCGTCCGCCTTGTCGAGGATCGCCCGGGCCTCGGTGATGCAGGCGGCCCGTTCCCTGCGCAGTTCGTTCAGATCCATCGTTCCTCTTCCTCCTCTTCGTCTTTCCCGCAACACGCGGGAACCCATTCGTAGGGGCGGGTTTCAAACCCGCCCACGTGGTCCCGTTGGCGCCCTTCCTAGGACGCCGCCTTCTCGGCCAGCTCCAATCGCCGCCGCAGGACCGCAACGCTGCGTCCAGCGCTTCCGCCGTCCCCGGCGCCTTCCTCCGAGTGGCCGTCGGCCGGCTCGGGTCGCAGATAGCCGTTCAGAGCATCGATTGATGCCGTAAGTAGGTCCCGGTCCTCCCCGGTCAGGGGCAGGCCCCGGGATTGCCGCGCGATCACCCCCGCCAGGGCGTCGTAGTCGATCCCCGCCGCCTCGAGCAGCGCGGACCGCGCCTTCACCGTCGTCTGCGGGTACGCCGCCATCGTCACCGGCCCGACGTCGATCAGCTTCACTTCCAGGAGTGTCCGCTCGTCGATCGCCCTCTCCTTGTGCTCCCATCGGTCCTTCACCGTCACGAAGCTGAAGGACTGCGAGTCGATGTCGCCCCGCTTGATCGTCTCCACCAGGTCCCGCGCCCACTGCGCGTCCGGCGGCCGCACCTCCATCCTCAGCCCCTTGTCGTCCTCCTCGATCGTCAGCGTCTTGCTCTTCATCCGGCCTAGCACGTAATTCCGGTCGTGATTGAAGAGCGCCCGGACGTCCGCCTCCTTGAGCGTCTTCGTGAACGCCCCCGGCGCCACCTGCTCCCGGAACATGCCGTATATCTCCGTCGACCACTTGTTAAAGACCGCCGAGTACCCGCTGATCACGGGCCCGTCGTCCCCGTCGTCCACCCGCATCTCCGCCGGGAATGACCGCCGCTCTAGTTCGTGCTCTGCCATCTCATCCCTCCTCTTCGCTTTCACTCTTCACCACTCACCACTCACCACTCTTCCACTCACGCTGGATCCACCGCGCAGTCGCAACTGCCGTGCGCCGGCGGGTGCCCGATCGCGGACTTCACCGGCATCGCCACCGTCGCCCCATCCGGCTGGAAGTCACCCGGTTCCAGGAACACCTGGTCGATGCCCACTATCCGGCCGTCCATCGCCGTGCAGTACGGGCAATTCTTCCCGAACGCCTTCCACGCCACCTGTCTCACCCCGGCCACCCGCCAGGCCTCCTTCGCCACCGCGTTGCCGGCGCGCACCGTCTCGTTCTTCGCGATCTTCTCCGGCCGCTTCTCCCCCCACTCGTCCAGCCGCGCCCCCACCGCCTCGCCGATATCCGCGCCCTCGCTCAGCGCCTTCCGCACGACCTCGCGGAGCTGGCCCCGCGAAGATCCGATGTGGCGGGCTGCGTAACCCCCCGCGACTCCGGCGATGAAGCGCTCCGTCTCCGGACCCATCTCCGGTTCCCCGCCGACTTCGTCCGCGGCGGCCGCGTAGACCGCCTCTCCGTACGCCGAGAACGCCGGCGCCATCCTCTTCAGGACGCCCTCTTCCCGGCTGTCGTAGTAGTCCTCGATCGCCTGCAGGAGAGGAGCCGCCAGTACATCCCGGATCCCCGCAGGGGCGGGTTTCAAACCCGCCCTGCCTGCCCGCCCGTCGTCGTTCGCCGCCAGGATCCCCCGGATGTCCTCGATCTCGCCATCCACCAGTTCCTCGGCCGCCGCCCGGAACACCCGCCGGTACGACCCCGCGATCCGCCGCCTCGCCCCCGCCGATCTCTGCTCCCCGGGCGAGTGAGCCGCGCGCGCCTGCGCCGCCTGGTCCGTGGGGATGTAGTTCAGGGGCACGTAATGCGTATCGCCGTCGGGGATCGGGTTCAGGTTTTCCTTATCGCCGATCATGTTCGGGGAATAGACGCCCATCTGCCAGCCCGTCAGGTAGGACTTCCATCGCTTCTCGATGTCGCCCCTGAGCAGGCTGTCTAGCTGCACCTCGGCGTAGTACCGGCGCCGTTCTTCGCGCGGGATCAGCATCATGTTCGTCTTCTGCTCCTCGCGCACCGTCCACGGCCGCACGGTGAAGACCGTGAACCCCAGCGTCTGCTCCTCCATCCCGGTCCCCCAGGACGTGCTCCGCTCCGTGTCGCCGATCATGTGCGCCGGGATCCGGTACAACATCGCGACGTCGGCCTTCTGTTGTTTGTGATTCGCCAGGAACTCCGCGTCCTTCGGCGGCATCCCCGTCTTCACGATATTCGCCCCCTCCTCCAGGAGCGCCATCCTGTGCTTGTTGCCCAGCCCCTGGTGCCGCGTCTCCCACGACGCCTGCATCCTCTTGTACGCCGCGTCGCTCAGCACCCCGGGGAGCTGCACCGCAAACCCTGGCGTCGCGTCATTGGCGAAAAACCGGGCCGCGTACTCCTGGGCCGCCAGGCCGAGGCCTACCGCTTCCCGCGCCAGGCCGATCGGCGACAATGGCGTCACCCCGTCAAGCGAGGCCCACGGGATGTAGAGCACCTGGTTGAAACCCAGCTCCTCGTCCGGGCCGCCGGCCGGTTGCGATACCTTCCACACCAGCTTCCCCGAGTCCTTGTTCCGCTCCGGCTTGATCCGCCTCGGCGGGATCGGCCACAGCGCCATCGCCCGGCCTCCGTTGTTGTACTCGATCTCCGCATACGACGCGCCCCAGAGACCGCGGTGCATCTGCTCCATGTGCCGCCGCTCGAACGACGTCATTTCCGGGTTCGGGCGGTCGTGCAGGATCTCATATAGCGGGTGGTTCACCGCCCGCTCCCGCCCCCGCGGCTGCAGCCGCTCGTACACCGGGAACGTCAGGGACGCGATCACGTCCGCCAGCAGTGTCACGCAGGCCGTCACGGCGATGAACCGCATCGCCGACTCCTCGTCGACCCGGACCCCCGAGGCGGTCGCTCCGCCCATCCCTCCGAAGAACTCCCGCAGCCATACCGGAGGGTTCTTCAGCGCGCCGGCGCTGATCTTCAACGCCCGGCTCTCGAGCGCCGATCCGACAATCCCCACTTACTTCGCCCCCCATATCCCGATCGCCAGCACCACCACCGACGGGATGCCGATTCCGAGCCACGGGCTCACCCCGAAGCCGAGCGCCGCGCCGATCCCGGCCAGCCCCGCCGCCACGAACACGTCGTTGATGTCCGGCGCCGCCGCCTGGAGAGCCCGCGTAATCCCTCGTCCGATCAGCGCGGCCGCGCCGCGCACTCCCCGCCGAAAGGACCCGATCGCTGCGATCTTCATAGAAACCTCGTCTCCGTACCGGTTCTTGGTTCTTGGTTCTTGGTTCTCGGTTCTGGCCTGGCTCACAGGAACCTCATTCCCCGGCCCTCGTACACGCTCTCTGGCACCTTCCCCGCCCCCGCCGCCACCGCATCCGTCCGCGCCTCGTGCGCCAGCGCCGCCGCCATCCCCGCGTCGATCTTTCGCGGCGAGTCCGGACGGTCCTTCTGGATCACCCACAGCGGCTTCCCTTCGTCGTCGTTGAAATGCAGGTACTTCCGCCGCGCGTTCCCCAGGTGCTGCGTCAGAGTCTCGTTCCCGTCGTGCGAGATCTCCCCCGCCCGGATCGCGTTGTCGAACGCCCGGATCATCTTCGCCGCCGGCGAAAGCCGGTTCGTCGGCCACGCCACCACCGTCTTCTCTCCATACAGGCCCGCCCACCCCGCGATCCAGCTCTCCCAGAGCGGCGGGTCGCAGTACATCCGCCACACACTGAACTGCGAGAACGCCTCCTTCACCACCGCATCGACCTCGTGCGCCGGGACTTCCCAGTCCTCGCCGGCGTTGTATGGCCGTTCCCAGCAGCCCAGCGACTGGATGTGACCGGATAGCACGCCCTCCGCCACTAGCGCCGTCGCGTCGTTGTAGCGGCTCCCGTCAAACCCCAGCGTCACTACCTCGCCCTTTTCGAGCTTCTTCCCCGGGCTGGCCAGCTCTTTCCACCGTGTCATGTCGAACGCCTGCAGGGATCCCTGCGTTGGGATGTTCCCCCACACTCGCGCCCAGTAAGACGGGTCCGTCCGCGGGTCCGCCCACTCCGCCATGATCGCCTCGACGTTCGTCCACCCCCAGTCCGACTGCGACGCCTCCCGGAGCGCCGCGCGAGCGCCCCTCTCCGTCTTCAGGTTGTGCGATTCGCTCGCCTGGCAGTGGTAGTAGAACAGCCGCGGGTCCTTGATCTTCCCCGCATCGATCGCCTGGGCGTACTCGTATGTCCCTTCGGCCACGGATCCCGCGCCCGGCTCGAACGCCGTCGTCACCTCCAGGCTCCAGGGGTCCGCCGCCAGCCTCTTCGCCGCGTTCTGCCTCATCGTCGTATGCGCCCGCTTTAGCCGCTGCGCGACCCAGCGGTGAGTCTCCTCGAACACCTGGAATGTCGTCCGTCCACCGTCTCTCGCGTCCGGCGCGGCCGACAGCGCCTCCGCCTTTCCGTCGCCGTTCCGCCGCATGATCCGTTCCAGCCCGATATCGAAATCACTCGATACCCGGCTCCGGCTCAGGATCTGGAACAGCGCCCCGAACACAAGGTCCTCGGACTGTTCCTCCGTCACCGCCACGAGTGGTATGTATGGGTCGGTTACTCCCCGGCCTTCCGGCTGCGTAGGGTCTCCCCGCACTCCCCAGGCCGCGAACCTCACCGGCGCCTCCGGGTGCAGCTCCGCCGCCGTGAACAACGCCCCCTTCTCCGTCTTCGATCTCCCCTTGCGCATCGATATCCCCACCGTGTTGAAGCGCCGCCGCCCAGCCTGCGAGTGTCCCCGCGGGTAGATCTCATATGTCCGGTAGATCAGAGCCCTGTCCAGGTCGTTCAACGTTATCGGCATCCCCAGCAGGTCACCGGGCCCGTGCGGCAGGGTGCTCTCCATCCAGTCGCACACCCCTGGCCCCAGCGTCGGCCACGGCTCCTCCTCGAGCGGAGGCACGCACAACACCGTCATGCGTCTGTCCATTCGCCGCCGCGCAAATAGCCGTGGTACTTCCCGTCGTGTGACAGGATCGACGGCTCAACGGTGACCGTGCCATCCTCGTGCTCCGTGACCTGGTGGTCGCTAAGAACCCCTGCCGCTTTTACACCTGGCGCCCGCGCCCACCACTCGCCGGCGAGGTCTCGTCCGTAATCGCCCATTTCAAACCGCATGAAGCCATCGCCGTTCGGGTATACCCGTCGACCTCTCACTCGCCCACCTCGTCGCACCCGGCTGCCTTCCGCTCCGCCCATTCGACCCGCACGCCTCGGCGCGTGAACGTCTCGGCGGAAGCGTAGGCCCAATCCCTTGCCTCTTCCTCGGTCATTACGCCCTGCTCGCGCGCCAGTGCCGCCAGCGCCGCGAGCGCGGTCAGGATCTCCTGCAACCACGGCTCCGTCTTAACGGTGAGCGTCAGCTCCATGCGAGCCGGCCGCCGTGGGAGATGCCGGCTCCGTCCCGGGCCTGGCTTCGTCATCCGCCCACCACTTTCAAAAACAGCTTCCTTGGATCAACCTTCTTGCCGCGCGGCCGCGCCGCCGCCGGGAGGTCATCCTTCTCACTTCCAACTTCACTCTTCCTCGGCACCTCCCACTGCAGGCTGCGACGGCTCATCGGGTCCAGCCCGAACGCCCGCTCCTGCAGCCGGATCTCCGTCGCGGCCGCCAGGTCCCTGCCCCCGGACCACCAGTACCGGTCGACCAGGTCAGCCAGGATCCAGAGCCGGTGCACGTCGACCTTCACGAACTCCGCCGCCATCGGGCTCCGCCACACGTCGCCCCACCAGGAGATCGTCAGCTCGTGCCATGGCCTCTCCACCCACTTCGGCTCGTCGTCTCCAATCGCTGTGATCTCCTCGCGGCGCACCGGCAAGACCGGGATATCGGCGTTCACGGAAGGGACCGGCTTCGGGGCCTTCGCCCTCTTCTTGTTCACACCGGCCGGCTTCTTGTTCACCGCCTTCGCTTTCGCGTTCACCGGCTTCACTGAAGCCGGTGCATCCTTCGGCGCCCGCACCCTCCCATCGTCCGCCTGCAAGACCGCCGCCGATGTCGCCTTGTTCCGCCGGCGTCTCACCGCCGGGTTCTTCGGCGCCGGCCCGCTCACGCCTCAGCCTCCAACCCGTACACCAGAAAAAGACCC